CGCTACAACCTGCGGCATGCCGTAAGTCTTTCCGGCCAGCTGTCGCATGATGGCCTTCATCTTCGGATCGTCCGGGCCAAGCAACACGGCGTGCTCTGCGACGAAAGCGCGATAGGAGCGGGTTCCCAACAAACCTTCCTTGAGGAAGTCGAATTGGCTGTACAAGTCCGTTGGCGCCTTTGTGAGTGGCGTGCCGGTCAGGATTCGCCGAGCGGTCGCGCCGCGCCCCAACTTGATGATCTTCTTGGAGCGCTTGGCCGTTGGGTTCTTGATTCGCGTCGATTCGTCCACCACCGCCATCGTCTTGAAGCATGCGATGAACTCTTCAGCCGCGTCGTATCCGGCCTGCGTGTTCGCTGCCTCGACATTGATGACGAAGATTCGAAGCGCGGGCGACTTCAGCGGCGCAAACAGCTTGTCGAATGCTGCCTTTTCCTTCTTGGTCGTCGGCTTGCCGCGCCATGCGTAGCTGACCACCGGGATGGACATGTGCGTCGGAATCTCGCGCTTCGTCCAGTTCAGGTGAACGCCGTTGGGTGCGAACACCAGCAACGCCTCGATCTTCCCGGCGATGAAACAACGCTCGGCATCGGCCATCGTCAGCCAGGTCTTGCCGGTGCCCTGTTCCATGAGGAAAGCGAAGTTGCGCTTGCCATCCGAGCGCACCAAACCGGCTATCTGGTGCTCCATTCCTTGTGTCTTCATTCAATGCTCTCCAAAAACTCGATGATGTTGTGAAGTCCGCTAGCGGCGCACCAAGTGCGTATCTCCTGTGAGGTCATATCGACAATCTCAGGCTGACGCGGATCGCGCGGCCAGAGCAAGAACCATTCGGTGACGCCCACTCGCAAGAGAACAAAGGCGAAGCCGCCCCAGTAGTTCCACTCCTTCGCAAATGGAATCTGGCCCGGTTCGAACTTTCCTCTCAGCGGTTGAGTTGTGGCGCGCGCAGGCCACTTGTCAATTGCCTTCAATTCAAGCCAGAAAGCGCGACCTTTGCGGTTCTGCCCGATCACATCCGCCAGCGGATCGCCAGCGGTATTCTCTACCCGCTTCAGAAGCAGGCGCCCAAGGTTCTTGTCCCTGAGCGCGTCCCAGGCTCGCTGCTCCTTCGTCCGGCTCATGCAGCGCCCCTTGCAATGAACAATAGGGTGGCGACAACGGTAATCGCCGAGCAAACGAGCGCGGCGAACAATTCGTGAAAGTTCACGCTTCCTCCTTCGGGGGCGCAGCGGGAGGGTCCAGCCGCTTGATGTTCTTGACGATGAACATATCGATGTCCGATATCTTCCAGGCCTTGATCAGCCACCACGATCCCACCGGCGCCCCTTCCGCAATCGGCTTGCCCAGAGACAAGAACTTGTTCGGGCGAATGCGGAATCGCATCGGCGAATCGGCGGAATCGTCCACCATCATCAAGTCGATGAACTGCGTTTGACCGGTGGCAATCTTTCCGCCGCGCTTCTTGATTCGGATCGCTTCGTTTTCGTCGGCCAAAACCTTCTTCGTCAGCTTTGCGATGACCAGGCCATCGTCCTTGTCCTTTACCGCCTTCATGTTGACGATGGGATTGCCGGAAGTGACGCCTGCCAAATATGGGTCGCGGTAGAAATGGCCCCACTTGGTGTGGGCCTCGGCCAAGTCGGCGTATTGGACCTCAGCCTTGGCCAGCGAGGCTGCGGCCTTCTGGAATGCCTTTTCCTCCTTCGGCCCCAGGTGTCGCGCGGCCCGCATCTCGATGTACTTCAGGGACTTGGCCGGGCCAAAGCCCTTGGCGTTCATGATGCCTCCGATCAATCGACCGTCCGCAACCTTCCAGTTCATATCGCTGAACTCAGGATCGATTGGCGTGTAGTTGATCCCTTCCTTTGCCATCTCCCGAAGAATGGCAATCACCTGGTCGTCGTCCTTGGCGGCGCGCAGACAGGCCGCTGCGAATTCGAGCGGGTGATAGGTCTTCAGCCAACAGGTCCAGTACGTAATGATGGCGTAGCTCACGGAGTGGGACTTGTTGAAGCCCCACGATCCGAAAGTCACCATTTCGTTCCAAATCTTCTTGGCTTGATCTTCTGGAACGCCTTGCGAAGTCGCGCCGGTCACAAAGTCGGCACCCATGGCGTTGAAGTATTCTTCGCCCTTGCGGCCTGACATTGCCTTGCGAACGGCAGACGTTTTCACCCAGTCGAACAGACCGACCTCCTTGACCACCGACATGATCTGCTCTTGGTATAAGAACACACCATACGTGTCGCGTAGGTACTTTTCCAGCTGGGGAACGTCGTAGGTTACCGGCTCGGTTCCGTTGGCTCTAGCGATGTATTTCTGTGCCATGCCCGATGCCAGCGGCCCCGGGCGAGCCAGCGCCGTAAGGTTGTCGATCTTGGAGAACCGATCCACGTCAACAGAGCGCGTAACCGAACGCACCGCATCGCCTTCGAATTGGAAGATTCCGCTGACCTTGTCGTCGTTCAGGATTTTGAAAACGGCAGGATCGTCCAATCGCAGGCCATATAGCTGGTCTGCGGTCACCACGCCGGTATCATCGATGATTCCGAGCGTTCGAAGCCCAAGCGCATCGATCTTCAGCAAGTTGAGGTATTCGCTGTCGGGCTTGTCGATCTGGGCAACGCCCTCTTCCGTAACCGTGCAATAGTCAGATATGGGATCGTTACAAACCAGAACGCCAGCCGCGTGCACGCCCGAGTGCGACGGATGAAGCTCCAGATCGCCCATGCATCGCGCGGCGTCCGGGTGGCGCTCGGTGAACTCCTTGCCGGGGCTGGTCGTTTCGAACGTATCCGCCAAGCCCTTGCCATATCGCGCATCGCCTGACGAGTATTCGATGAGCGCATTCTTGACTTGCTGCGTCTCGCCGAAGCCAATGCCGAACTTCTTCCCGACTTGTGCCATGACCGAATTGGCCTTGAGCGTGTTGATGTTGCCGAGCTTTGCGACGTTCGCGGCGCCGTACTTGTTCTGGAGGTATTCGAACACCATCCAACGCTTGTTGTCGGCAAAGTCAATATCGATGTCGGGAAGGTCCGAGCGGGAGATATCGATAAAGCGCTGAAACAGCAGGTCGTGGGGGATAGGGTCAACCTCAGTGATATCGACCAAATAACACAGCAAAGAACCAGCCGCTGAGCCGCGAGCGGGGCCAACCAGCATCTTGGATTTGGCGAAGCGAACCAGATCGGCCACCACCAGAAAGTAGCTGTCAAACTTCTTCAGCTGAATCTGCTTGATCTCTTCTTGGAGTCGGTCCTCATAGGCCTGCGTCCATTCGGCGATGTGACCGCGCTTGAGGCGAGACGCTTGGCCTTCGCGGGCGAGCGCGATGAGGTCGCCGTCCAGGCTGATGAGCGGAGCCTTGGGCAAGTCCTTTCCGGCCAACTCTGCGGCGACATCGCGCGTATTGCTGAGGGCCTGTTCGAACTCCATCGAATTCATGACGCGTCGGAGACGGTCCCAAATCTCGTCTTCATTGTCGATGAAGCGATGGCCGACAGAATCCCGGACTTCCCACGCATAGGCGAAGTCGGCGTGCTCGGGCTTGGGCATGTCGTTGTAGCAGGTGATGACCACCGGCTTGCCGTGAAGCCGCGCCAGCTGCATCGACTCGTGCGCGGCCCGGATCGAGGCCGGGTTGATGTCAACATAGTCGTACTGGGACGGATCGAGGGCGTGGATAGCCGCGCCGGGGAATCGGAGCACACCGCCTACGGCGCCGAACGCTTCCGCCGTAAGCCCGCGCCCTTGCCAAGCGAGCGTAGAGCCTTGGTAGAACATTCGAGTATCGCGCGCCAGCATCCAGGCCACCGGCTTGAACTTGGAAGGCTCGCCATCTTCGCCAATCGAGATGATCGGAACCTCCATGCCGAACATCGGCTTGATTCCGGCCTTCTTCGCGGCTTTCTCGAATCTGACGTGCCCCCACGTTCCCCAGTCAACGATGGCGGCGGATTCGGCGCCGACTTCCTTCAGGCGCTCGCAGACCTCTTCCACGCGCCCGTAAGCGTTGCGGTACGAATAGCCCGTGCGGACTCGCAATTGCGGCATGCTCATTGCGCGACCTCCATGGCCGTATAGGCCTCATAGACTCCCAGCTTCTGGCAAACGGCGTGGAGCATGTAAACGTCGCTCAGCGCCCTGTGGTCCTGCACGATTTCGCCAACGTACATGTTGTACAGTTCTTCCAACTTCATACGTCGCCCGTGCTTGGGGAACGTCTCTTCAACGGTACAAATAGTCAGCTGCGGCCAGTTGATGGCGACCAACCCCAGATCGATCCGCTTGAGCGCGTATTCGAACATCGAGCGGTCGAAAGAGGCGTTGTGGAAGATCACCGCATCGGCCTTGGCATAGAAAGCCGCGACTTGATCGATGACCTTGTCGAATGTCGGCTTGTCTCGCAGATCGTCGTTGGTGAAGCCTGTGATGTCCGTGATGATCTGCTCAATCTCCATCTCGGGATTGACGACCACGCTGAACTCTTCGATGACGTTGATGCCATCGGTCAAGATTCCGCCGACTTCGATGATTCGCGGCTGCTGGTTTAGTCGCGCCGCGCGATGGAACGGAAGGCCGGTCGTTTCCGTATCGCTCACTGCAAAAAGCATGAGTTTCCTTTCTTTGTATTCTTCAATGAAAAGGCCCGGCGACCTTTTGCAATCGCCGGGCCTCGATTGGGCGTAGGCCCAGTGCGAATTATCGCTTGGAGTTGTAGCGCTTGGCGGCCACAGATTGGACGCGCTTGGCACGCTTCACGGGCGCGACCTTGTTGTTGACTTCGCCGGTTCCACCGGTGCCTGCCGGGCCGTTGGAGCCGAAGTCTTCCTGCGCTTTCTTCGGTTGGACATCGAAACGAACGATGAACTTCAGGTCCACGCCGATGATCTGGAACGTATCGAAGATCACGTAGTTGTAGCTGCGCTTGCCGGCGATGACGGGGTTTGTGTGAGCCTGCGTGAAGACCTCCTGCGCAACCGGAATTCCTTCGGCCTCGAAGTAGTCACGGAATGCGCGCAGTTCGTCGGCGGTGACGTGCATGCCCAGGTGCGACGTGGTGTTTTCCGGGCGGTGCTGGAGCCAGTTCTTGCCGTGCACATACTTGAGCACTTCCAACTCCAGCGGCTTGCCGGCAGGATCGTTGCCGTTGCCCGCTTGGTAGTTGAACTGCAACAGCGCGTGGTTCTCGCCGGGGACGCCGTAGACATGGCCGCGAGCCACGACATTGTCACGGTGCCAATCGGTCAGGCCCAGATCGGAAAGGAGCTTGACGGCGCGCTCGGAGTTGACGGGCGCGAGGGCGATTTGTTCGATTCGGAATTGGAGTTTGGACATTGTTGTTCCTTCAGAAAAGTTTGCCGATGAGAATGGCGATACCGAAGATGATAAGGCCGCATATGGCTCCACCGCCAGCGCCGGATCGATGAGGATTCCAGAAGTGGAGGGAGTCGATGAAATGCTCACGAAGAGCGATGAGAAAGGCTTTCACTTGCCGACAGGAACGTCAGTCCCGCTCATGTACTTCCAAGCGCCGGACGCCAAGAGGTTGACCAGGACATCGGCCACGGCTCGCGGCGGCGTCTCCAGCCCGTGCATGAGCGACTGACGCTGGTAATGCGCGGCGTATTCGGGCGTCCAGCCGCGAACGCGCTGGACTTCCGATTCGATCTTTTCAGACATCTCGGTGCCTTCCAGCTTGTTAGGCGAGATGCTGAAG